TGTCGAGAATGCCCAAACCTTCTTCTTCCTCGCCTTTCTCGTTAATCGTCACTGTATTAACAAGAAGTTCGCCAGTGTCTTGGTTCATCATAAACTTCTCAATTACATCATTAACTCTAAGTTGATATCCGTAAAGGAAGTTTGTTGATGTGGTTTTGCCGCTTTGCTTTGCTCCAGAAAATCCAATTATTCTAGACATACTTGCCCTCCAGTTGAGGCTTAATTTCGTTTTGTATCTGTTGTACGGTCATTTCGCCAATATCTTTAGCAGAAAACTTTGGTTCGACAATGTTAAAAAGAGTTCCGCATTTCTCCTTAATTGATCTTCTAGCTTTTTCGCCACCTTCGTCATTATCTGTCAGTATAACAACATTAAAGGCTCCAGAAGTTTGTATGATTCTAGACTGTGTATCACTAAGTGAAGATCCAAATATGCCGACACAATTTTCTATTCCGGCTTCGTGAAGTCTCCATACATCGCCTTGACCTTCTACCAAAACAACCGTTTTCTTTTCTCTTATCTTTTCTTTGGCTAGCCAGTAACCGTATAAGTGAGAGCCTGAATTGAAGTATTTAGAATTTATCCACTTGTAACCGTTATGTTCTTCTTTCGTAGTTCTTCCTACGCAACCAACGTATTCAAAGTTTTCATCATAAACGGGAGCTACAATTCTACCGTTCATCTGTTTACCTTTTGAATCGCAGTTTCCAACATCAAACTTATCCAACACCTCTTTAGTATAACCCCTACTGATGTAATACTTAGAAGGTATCTTAAGACTTTTCCTAATTTCTTCTCTAGGTATGTTTAGTATTTTCTGTTTATTCTGCTTTGTTTTTTGCTGATACTTTTGAAGTATAGACGGTATATCTTTTGCTCTATCTTTAATATCGTTTCCACTTACGTTAAGAAAGTCCTTGCAAAAATTAATAGCTTCATTGAATGAAACTTCCTTGTCTTTTCTCACGCTAAGTACAGCTCTGACAAACCCCAATATCGAATGAGTATGCTCTTTTTCGCAACCTCTAGTCCAACACTTCCAAGCACCTTTCCACTCACCGAATACCGTCATCGTGCATCCATGTGGATTGTCAGCACCTTCGTGTATGGGACAGACAAAGGCGTAGTAATCGCCGTTATCTGTGTAGTCTATTTCTAAAAAATCTAAAAGATCGCCTATATTGTCAGACATCAAATCTGCCAGTGCAATCCTGTCTTCTTTTGTTTGAAACATTAGAATGGCCTCTCCGCTTCTCCACCGTCCTCAATAACAAATCCCTCTCGTTGTAATTGAGTTCCTTTTAAAGCCTCTGATTTAGTCATCATTTCTTCAACAGTTCCAATCTCACCCTTCATATCAATGTTGATATAGTCGTAATCATCTAGGCCACCACCGTGCCTAGTGACGATTGGAATTAACTTTCTATTGCCTGTAGATCCGTTATCTTCAGCCATTTCTTCGTCAGATTTTGTTTTGAAAATAGTAAAGCTACTACAGAGCCAAATCAATCTGTCAGAACCACTGACAACATCAGTAGACTCTTTTGTTATTCCATCTCTGTTTAGCTGAACAAAGCTCAGGCAAGGAAAGTCATACTCAACAGTCAAGTTGTGTAGTTTTGTTATTTGAAATCCTAGCACCTGAAACTCTTTCATGCTGTCATTAATTTCATTAGACGCCATAAGTTTTAGATAATCGTATATGACCATACAATCATTTGTTCTTCCGTTTTCGTCGAAGCCGACACGTTTGACAATCCATCTCCTGATAATCGAAAGCGTTTCTTCAAAAGGCTTCCCAGCTATAGTGATATAATCAAACGGAACGCCTTTAATTTTTTCTGCGGCTTGAGCGATTCTTTCTTTGCCGTTCACCATCTTTGTGAACTTTCCAGTAGAAATATCGTTGATGTTTATTCCACTGAACCTTGCCAACAGTCTGTTGAAGTGATCCTCTCTTGACATTTCCGTGTCTAATATCAAAACAGGAACTTCTAATTCGGTTGCTATGTGAGCAGCTACATTATCTGCCAGCATACTCTTTCCTGTTTTAGGGCGGGCAGCTATGAGATCTACACACTTACGTCGAAAACCACCACCAATAGCTGCGTCAAACCTTGCGAAGCCACTACTCAAACCCAGCATGTCGCAAGGATTCTCTTCTAAGTGCTGTATATAGTTAGAAACTTCATCTCCGAGAGTTATTGGCCTGTCCTCTACGGAATTGTTAAGAGTTGAAGATAGTTCAAAGAAAGGAGATTCGCCTATTGATATGATAGTGTCAACAGATTCATCTCCTGTAACATCGTTTATATCTTTTATAACTCTTTTTGCTCTGAGTCTGACATCTCTGGCTATTTCCAGCTTCTTTAGTTTTTTTGCATGAGTCCTAACATTTTCAAGTTGAACATCGAAGTTCATTAATCCTTGAATATGATTAGGAGGAACCCTGTCCTTGAAAGAGTCTGTCATTCCTAAATCTTCAGCCGCACTCAGGACGGACGGAAGATCTATGCTAGAGCTATTTTCTAATGTCTTTTTTAGGCAAGCATAAATAATCTGATTTTGCTCTAAAGTAAACGTGCTTACATCTATTATGTCGTCAACGTCTATAAAAGCTTCTGATCCATGTTTAATTATGCCCGATAAAACAACCCTTTCGGACGCTGGATTTGAAATTTGTTCTTCCACTTGTTACCCTCCAATACATCTTGAACATCTGTAGAATTCTCCACTTTTAAGTTGAGGGTTTATTTGTTCTGTCTTTCCGCAGACATGACAAGTAACATCTAACAAATCAACCGGAGGCCGTCTTGTTGTTCTTCTGACTTCTGGAGTTGTTACTTCTGAAGCTTCAACGCCATCGTCAACGAACTTATTCTCACCAGATTGAATTGCCTCTGCTTTTGCATATTTAGATTTACTATCATTTTTAGATCTTTTTATTGAGAAGTCTAAGTCTTTTGATTTTTCTTCCCGCACATCTTCTTGCACTGGTGTTTCTTGCACTTCTCCTTCTTCTGGCTCTCGCTCTTCTTCTGCTCCTCTTGAGATTGATTCTCCCGTGAGGCTTTTGTAGCCGAGAATAACTTGCTCCATATCATCGTTCAAAATTCCTTCTTTGATAAGTTCTAGAGGGGTCATTAGTACCTTCTCCTTCCAAGCTCCATTAATGCGTCTACTTGTCTACGCATGTCTCTAACTTTATTGTCTATCCAAGTAATGTTGTTTTCTGCTGTACTTTTTGCTTTCATAACGGACTCAGCAAAATCATCATTAATTGATAGGGTGTGTAACTTCTGTTCCCATTTCATATATTTGCCAAACAGGTGGTCATGTTCTACTGTCATTCTGTAAAGGATGTCATTGCACCAGTTTAGTTTTACTTTGTGTTTGTTTTCTATTTTCTGCACATAGCCGCAGTATCCAGATAGTAAAAAAGCCTTGCGTAGACATTCTTCAGGTTTTAGTTTCTTCAGATCGTCTTCCGTAAGGTTTACAATTTCTTCAACCTCTGGATGTATTTTTGCAGTTATTATACCTTTTAGGTCGCTGTATTCGTTTAGAGATTGTATAAGGCCGTCAAGCTCAAAGTTTTTCGAGTATTGTTTCTCTCCACTCATCTTCACCTTCCGAAAATTTTAATGATACGAATTCTATAGAATTAAGTTCGCACCATCTCTGTTTGTCTTTATCTCTGATTTTAGATTTTAGAAATTCGGCTTTGTTCTTATGAAAAAAACTCACGAACTCAAAATGCTGCCTTCCATGAACTTCCACGACAAGATTGTAGGCTGGAATGAAAAAGTCAGCGTAAAGTTTGGATGGTCTCGACGGCTTGTTTGAGCCGGGAAGGACGACCTCTTCCAAAATTGTATCATAGGGAAAAAGCGATTTCAACAATTTTCTTGCGGAAACATGTAAGTTTGATCTTGGTCTAATATCTTCGCCAGAAACTGCATATTTATTCAGCCTCCAATGATGCTCGCGACCGTCAAACCCTTTTACCTTCAATACAATATCTCCCTCATTGTGCTGTCAAGCAAGTCCCAAAGATGTGGATACTCATCCATGAAGTCTAATAACTTAGCCTGTCCTTGAAATTTAAAAAGTCTTAATATGGCATCTTCATTTGATGGATCGACTTCTTTTTCAGACAGAATGTCAGCGACAGACTCTGGACTATCAATAGCGAAGTGGCAAGTATACCACGCACCAGCCTGTTCAATGATGTCAAAATCAACCGCCTGTGAAAATAACTCTTGTTTTTTGTCAAGGCCAACGCCGTAACGAAGCCAGCTAACAGCTCCACCTCCGGTAAATCCTCCGGCAGAAGAAGTGACAACTTTCCACAAGATGCACTGACCCACCTGTTGCGAGTCTGCCTTATCGTCAATCTTCCAAGGCTGAACTCTGTTTATTTCTAAAATAGTGTCAGCTTGGTATTGTATTTTTACACCACCGTCAGCTACCTTCTTCTTTCCATAGCCAGAAACATTAGATATATAATGTGTAATCATGATTATAATTACACCCTGCTTAGGAACTACACCGCCAAGTTTCTTTGTGAAGTTAGATAGTATTTTTTGAAGTCCCGGTCTGTAATCTCCTCTAACCTCTTCGTCTAAATCTTTTTGCGCTATCATAGAAGAGACAGAATCAATGATAATAACAGAACCCGGACATTCTTTGACTATTCTTTCTATAGCTCCTAAGTACTTCTCTGCACTTAGAGTTTCAGAAGGTGATTCAAATATGTGAATCTTATCAACGTCTAGACCTTTTATTCCTTCCAAGTTTTTTCTGTTTAGTCTTCCCTCTACATTTATGTACCACACATCTCTTGAGCCGTAGGCTTCTTTCTGTGCGTTAGCAGCTATTTGCAAAGCGGTGGTTGTTTTGCCACTCTTTGGATCTCCTATCATTTGAACCCAACTACCTTCTTGGATTCCGCCACCAAGAGCGTAATCTAAACAAGGGCTGACAGGAATAATTTGCTTATTTTTGATTTCTTCAAATACTTCTTTGCCGCTTTTAACAACGTCTTCGCCGTACTTTTTTACGAGCGTATCAAAGATTGAAAGTTCTTTTTTCTTAGCCATCTAACTTCCTAAGTTTGCTGATTTTACTTTCTCGACCGTAAGGTTTGGAAGGTCTTGCTTTTGTATTGTCTGTATATTCTATCACGTCGGGATTAATTTTATCCAACTGTTTTTGGGATTGTTTTACAAGAGGCTCTAGATTTTTGACCCTCAAGGAATATATGCGTTTTCCTTTGGGGGAGTTTAGCGCTGAGATTATGGCCTTGTCGGTATATTTCTTTAGAAGCTGGTAGGCTTTAGTTATCTGGCTTTGGAATTCTTTTTTCCACTTGGCCGTATTCCATAATGCGTAAGCTGGCCGTCCGACATTTTGCGATTCAGCTTTTCTCAAGCAAACCATTTCCGCTATGTATTCAGCGGCATTACACGGTTGACCCGTCGTTTTGTGTTTGTAATTGTCCATTCAATGCTCCGTCCTTCGCTATCAAACAGTCAGGGTTTGCGAAGGGGTCTCGTTCTTCAACTCTTTCTAAAGTCATTTCCGGCATAGACCATTTTCTAACAAACAGTCTGCCGTTATCCAAATATCCAACTATAAATGAGTGTAGTGTCTCGCCACCAAACATAAAAGCTGACGCACATTTACAAAAGAAGTACCCATCTTTGTTGGCGGGAACGTCTTTTGCGTTAGATCTATTTTTAATTTTTAGGTTTGTGACATGCAGACCTTTGTTTTCACAATAGATCTTTAGCCTAGCCCAAGCGCTCTCTGGAACTGCGTTAGGTCTGCCGTCATCTTGGTAGATAGTTTCGCCGTTTGAAAGTTCGGCTATCCACATTGGATTCTTGTCACCATACTGATTGACATAAGAATCTAATTGTTTGGCTACATTGTATTCACGATCTGGTATTTCCGATAAGTTCATATTACTTGTCTTTGATTATATGAATTGCATCACTATATCTTGATGTGTTCTGAACTCTCGTTGTCATT